GTAGGCGACTTCATTAATGACGCTAAGAAGGTAGTAGAAGAAGCAACAGACTGGTCTGCCTTGCGTGAAACCATTGTTGTAACTACTACTGCTTCCGACAACAGTTACTCATTGACTGGTGGTGGCGACAACGTAAAAGTCATGTGTGTCCTGAACGACACTAGCAACTTGTTCATGGACTATCAGACAAAAGACTGGTTCAACGAACAGTTGTACATTAGCAGTGCAGCAGAAGGCGCACCACGATACTACACATACAACGGGTTGGACTCTAGTGGCGACACAGAAGTACTTGTAGGCCCAACACCAGACGGTGTCTACAGCCTTCGGTTTGACGTGGTTAAGCGACAGGCAGACTTGAGTGCTAACGATGATTCACTTCTTGTACCTTCGCAACCTGTGATTCACTACGCCGTAGCTTTGTTGGCTCGTGAGCGTGGTGAGACAGGAGGTACGTCAGTTGCTGAGTACTTCCAGATTGCTAACCAGTATCTATCAGATGCCATAGCAATTGATGCGGCAAAGCACCCCGAAGAGATGGTATTTAGGACTATTTGATATGGCTCAACAACTGCAAAGTATCAATCTTGTAGCCCCAGCGTTCAAAGGTGTTAACACCGAAGATTCGCCGTTGGCACAAGACCCGTCGTTTGCAGAAATTGCAGACAACGCCGTGATTGACAAACGTGGTCGTATTGCTGCACGTAAGGGCCATAGTGTTCTTACAACTACTAAGACTGTGCTTGGCACTGACTCATTAAGAGCCATCAAAGAGTTCAGGGACGACGCGGGAAACACCAAGATATTCTCTGTAGGTAACAACAAGATAATCAGTGGTACGACTACACTGGTTGACGAGACTCCCGGCAGTTACACCATTACTGCAGACAACTGGAAGCTTGTGGATTTTAACGACAAAATTTACTTTTTCCAGCGCGGTTACGAACCTCTTGTGTACGACAACGCAGGAGGCTCTGTAGTTAAGCTGAGTACAGTTTCTGGTGCAGCTGGCGTTGCGTCTGCCATGTACGGTAATGAGGTCCTAGCGGCCTACGGTCGGCTTTGGACAGCAGACTTTAGCAGCGACAAGTCTACCATCTATTGGTCTGACCTTTTGATTGGACACGATTGGTCCGGAGGCACCAGCGGCTCCATTGATATCTCAAAGGTCTGGCCTGACGGCTATGACGAGATTGTAGCTTTGGCTGCACACAATGGTCTGTTGATTATCTTTGGTAAGCACAGTATTGTTGTGTACCAAGGAGCAGAGGCCCCAGCAACGATGTCACTTTCGGACACCGTGGCAGGCGTTGGTTGCGTAGACAGAGACACTGTGCAGCACACAGGAACCGACGTACTGTTTTTGTCACACACTGGTTTGAAAAGCTTTAGTAGAACAACACAGCAAAAGTCAATGCCTATCAGCAGTCTGTCGGGCAACATTACTAAGGACATCATTGCTGCACTACAAAACGAAGATGAGTTCTTTAGGTCTGTGTACAGTCCTGAGGAGGGCTTCTACCTGCTAACCTTTACTGGTCAAGACGTAACGTATTGTTTTGACGTTAGAGGAACACTAGAAAATGGGTCGTACCGTGTGACACGTTGGCCTTCAACTAAGTTTACGGCGTTTACACGTTTAGACGACGGGACGTTGTACATTGGCACAACCAATGGAATTAGCACGTACACCGGCTACAGTGACAACGGAGAAGGCTACAGATTCAAGTACTACAGCCCAAGCCTAACCTTTGGCGATAGCTCTAGAATCAAGATTTTGAAGAAGTTGAAGCCAACACTGGTTGGTGCAAACAACGCAACAGTATTTATGAAGTGGGCGTATGACTTCGATACAACATACGCAACAACGGAATTTACTGTAGGTACTCAGATTACTGGGTACTATGGTGAAAGTGAGTATACAACAGTAGAATTTACAGGTGGACAGCTAACAAATCAACGTAGCCTCAACACCACCGGATACGGAACAAGTGTACAGGTTGGCCTAGAGTCAGAAATTGACGGGTCACCTTTGTCGCTACAGGAGATTAACGTAATGGCTTTGATAGGTAAACTGTTATGATAAACCCAAATATGAGCTCAATAATAGGAAGCCCTCCCAGTGTTTCTGGGCTGTCTGAACAACAAATAATAGATATGGTCATGTCAGCACAACCTAGTGGAACATTGCCTGCTTCTGGTACTACACAAACCAACACCATTGCAGACACCCTAGGTGGTATCTTAGGCGGCATTGGTGGTTTCTTAGGCAGCACTGGCGGTCAACAGGCTTTAGGTACTGGCGCAGGCGCTCTGCTTGCACAACAGGCGTACCAGCGTCTGGGCGACGTAGGTGAAAGGGCTAGACGTGAGGCGTCTCAGATCGCACGTCAGGGCCTAGAGCAGACAGAGTTTAAGCCATTCACTGTGACTACTGCTACTGGTGGCATGATGGGTGTCGGTCCTGAAGGCGGGACTACGATGACTGTGTCTCCAGAAGAAGCAGCATTACAGCAGCAACTTTTGGGTGGCGCTGGTCAGTTTTACGGTCAAGCCCAACAGCCTATGGATGCCCGTGAGCAAGCTGTGTTTGAGCGCATGAGAGCAGCTATGCGTCCTGAAGAGGAGCGTCAGAGGTTAGCTTTGGAAGAGCGTTTGGCAGCACAGGGACGTCTTGGTACAAGTTCTGCAGCCTACGGCGGCGCTACTCCTGAAATGCTGGCGATGGCTACGGCACAGGAAGAAGCCCGTAACAGAGCCATGTTGACTGCAATGCAACAGGCGCAAGCAGAGCAGGCGCAGCAGGCACAACTTGGTGGTCAATTTCTGTCCGCTGGTTACGTACCTCAGGCACAACTAACTGCCGCAGTACAGCCTGCTATGACTACTGCTCAACTAGCCCAACGTGGACAGCTGACAGGCGCTGGTATGTTCGGTGAAGCTGAAATGAGCGGTATTGAGGCCCTCCTGTCCTCAGGTATCGGTCAAGCTAACCTCATGGGTCAGATTGGTACAGGTTTGTTGCAGCAAGCGTTGCAGCCCACGTACGTAAGTGGTGCTGGTGGTGGAACAACTGGAGGAACCGGAGGCGGCAGCGGAGGCGGTGTTTTAGGCACTGGTAAGTCTATGTCTGAGTTCCTAGACGACGTAATAGGACTTGATCCGTCCGGTGGCGGCTTGTTCCGCCTTCTTCCGTTTTAATTGGAGGCTACAAATGGCTAAGTTTTCAACACAATTTTTACAGGGTCTTTTGCAGCCTTCGTATCAGCAAGGAATGCTTACGGCTGCACAACAGCTTGGCGCAAGACCACGTCAGATAGCGCAGCAACGTATGATGGCTGGCATAGATCCTAATACTCCACAGGGTTTGAGTCAGTTAGCGAAATTTTATCAATCTCAAGGAGACATGACAAACGCAGTTAAATATGCTACTGCTTCTAGAACTTTAGCTACACAAGAAGCAGAAAAAAAAGCGTTTTCTGATAGAAAGACTAAATTAGCAAAAACAGCTGAAGACCTAGGTTTAACAGAGTTGTCTGGTAGAATACCTACTATTACTGATCCTGACGAATTAAGCGCAATTTCCTCAGAACTTTATAAACGACAAATGGACAAACTACCAACACAAAGTATATTAGTTCGTAAGCAACGAGCAGCAAACCATGGAATTTCTGAAGAAGAGTTTACTAGACTAAAGTTGTCCACAGTAACTGACGATGAGTTTAACTCCGTAATATCAGGCCAAAAAGGAGACTTAGAGGTCTATTTGACAGCAGACAACCAAGTCAAACCCGTACGTGTTAACGAGTCTGGAATGGTATACGACGACAAAACAAAAAAATGGGTACAACCCTCAGACCTTGGTTTAGAGAGAGCACCCGCTCAAGTACAGAGAGTAGAACAAGTTGCTTCTACAATGGGAACAGAGCTGGCTAAACTAGGAGCCAAGCGTTTTGCTGAAGCAGCAGAAAAAGCACAAGCATCGGCAGACTCTATAAGAACCATTGACCAAACTTTTGGAACTGTAGACAACATGTTTACAGGATTTGGTGCTGAATTTAGAAAAGACGTAGCGCGTTTTGCCAATGTGTTTGGTATAGAACTAGCAGATCCAGAAGTAGTAACAAACACAGAAACATACATTGCTCGTTCAGCTACTAGAGTTGCTGACTACATCACTAACTTAGGCGCTGGTACTGGTTTGTCTGATGCGGATAGAGAGTTTGCTAGACAAGTTGTTGGCGGTAGTGAAGCACTAAATGCAGCAACTTTAAAAAGACTTTTAGGAATGCTTAGAGAAGATGCTGTATTGCGTATTGAAAACTATAATAGTCTTCGAGACGACGTAAGCGCTGAACTAGGAACATCAAGCAAAGGAGCCATGTCTTTTTATCCTCCTGTAGCTATCCCTGTTGATGTCATAAGATCACAAAGCGCAAGCACTTATCTTTCTCAAACTCAAACACCATAAGAGGTGAACATGCAATATAGTCAAGAACAATATGTTCAAGCTATTAGAGCGGCTGAGGCAGACAACAATTTAAAGGTAGCTCAAGAGTTGGCTGAAGAAGCTGCTAGACTTTACGGCCCTCTTGAACCTGCTGCTCCTACTCCAGAACCTTTTGGTCCCGGTATCGGCCTTCAACGTGCTTCTGCTACTTTACAAGAAGAAATACGTGAGTTTGGCCCTGAGTTTTCACGGAGAGTCGCTACGGTTGTAGGAAGGGAGCTAGATCCTGTAGACATACC